CATCGCGGCCCTCGGCACGGCGACGCAGTTCACCGGCAATGCCGCCACCGCGTCGGTCGGCATGGTCAACTGGGCGCTCGCCATCCTGGGCAACAACTCGGTGCCGCTCGACGGCGACATCTCGGCGCTGATCACGCCCGGCTTCTACGGCTACATTCAGCAGGCCAAGGAATTCAGCTCGGTCGACTGGATCAACAACAAGCCCTTCAGCGGGCGCCTGACCATGTTCCGGTGGAACAACGTCAACTGGATCGTGCATCCCAATCTGCCGAACAAGGGCACGAACAACGAGCAGTGCTACATGTATCACAAGTCGGCCATCGGCCACGCTTGCGACATGGAAGGCCTGCAGGTGCGCGCCGACTACAACGACGAGCAGGACTACAGCTGGGCCCGCGCGACGGCGTTCATGGGGTCCAAGGTGCTGCAGAACTCCGGCATCGTCGTGCTGCGCCACGACGGATCCGCGTTCGCGGCGACGGCGTAAGCCGGCCAGGTCGTCATCGTTTCAACAGGGCGGGGCTCAACCCCTCCCACTTTCTCCAAGAGGCACACATGGCTTATTCGACGCTCCTCCCCCCGGTCCTGACGGGGTTCACCGGCCTGACGCGGTCGGGCAACAACCAGAACTGGCTCTACAAGGAAGCGGCCACGTTCGACACGATCCGCGCGGCTGGCTACATCAGCAACGCCCTCGATCTCGGCATGAAGGTCGGCGACATCGTCGAGCACTGGGACTCGACCAGCGCCTCGGCTCCGGTCGTCACCCTCGGCCGCGTGACGGCGGTTTCGTCCACGGGCGCCACCATCGCTGCCACGGGCACGCCGATCGTGTAGTCTTGCGACGCCGCTGGCAGCCGCCGGCGGGGTACAGAGGCGCCGCCGCTGTGTACTTGGCGGCGGCGTTTCACTATTCGCAGGAGAGCTCATGTCGACGTTCGTTCCGACCAAGGTCAATGTCATCCCCCACCTGTTGCCCAACCAGATGAAGCAGGCGGACGGGGCGCGGAACACCTGGCGCGTTCAACTCGAAAGCGAGATGACCGCCGAACACTTCCTGAAAGCCGAAGCCTACGCCCATGTCGCCAAGATGCTGGGCCGCGGCGATCGTATCGAGGTGCTGGCCGCCGACAGCTCCTGGTATGCCGAATTCATCGTCCGCTCGGTCGAGGGCCTCAACGTCCAGATCGGCCCGCTGATGCTGCAGACCTGGGGCAGCAAGGAGCTCCTCGAGTACGAGGACTATGCCATCGACTTCAACGAGCGGGTGGGCGCGCGGGTGATCCGCAAGTCGGACAATCGCGTGATGGTCGAGGGCCTGCAGAGCCTGCAGTCGGCCGACAACTGGCTGCGCACGCGCTGCGGGATGGACCCGGAAAGCGTCGCCGCCTAGCACGCAGGAGAAGCGCCGTGACGACTCGACTGAACCTCTACAACGACGTCCTGCTCGAGTGCAAAGAGCGCAAGATCGCGTCGTTGTCGGTGAGCGAACCGACGCGGCGCTACCTCGACGAGGTGTGGGACAACGGGTGGGTGGACGACTGCCTTGGCGAGGGGCAATGGCTCTTCGCCAAGCGGTCGGTTCGCCTCGACCCCGAGACCAGCGTGACGCCTCTGTTCGGTCGGCAATACGCCTACGCCAAGCCGACCGACCACATCAGGACGATGGAATTCTGCTCGGACGAATACTTCAAGGCGCCGCTGCTGCAGGTCGACGTGGCCGGCAGCTACTGGTTCGCCGACATCGGCCCGCTCTACTGCAGCTATGTCTCCAACGACCCGTCCTATGGCAACGACCTGTCGAAGTGGCCGGCGGACTTCACGGCCTTTGCCCGCTTCTACGGCGCCTGGCGCGTCCACCCGAAGCTGACCGGATCGAAGGTCGACCGCGCGGAGCTGAAGAAGAACCTGAAGGAAGCGAAGCTGCAGGCGCAGTCGAGCGACTCGATGGAGCAGCCGACCCGGTTCATGCCGGCCGGCACCTGGACAAGCGCGCGCACCGCCGGCCGCAATGGTGGGGCCTGGGATCGCGGGAGCCGCCGCTCGCTCTACGGCTACTAGCCAATGGACTTCATCGACCAGCACTACGCTTTCAACCGGGGCCTGGTCAGCAAGTACGCCCTTGGGCGCGTCGACCTGAAGCGCCTCGCCCTCTCTGCCTCGACCTTCCTCAACTGGATGCCGCGCACGCTGGGCTCGATGATGCTGCGGCCGGGCTGGCAGTACCTGTCGTCCACGCGCAACGACCTGGCGTCCCTGCATATCGATTTCGTGTTCGGCACGTCGGATACGGCGCTGATCGAGCTGACCGACAGCAGCATGCGTGTGCGCGTCAACGACGTGATCGTCACGCGGCCTGCCGTGACCAGCAAGTGGAACCGCTGGGATGGCGCGGCATTCATTGCCAGCACCGACACCGCGGCGACCTTTGTCGATGCGACCGACGTCAGCTACTGGAAGGACAACGACGAGTCCGGCGCGGTCTCTGCCTTTGCCACGGGCGGCTACCTGTCCCTGACCGGCACCGGCTTCAACTACGCGATCCGCGATCGGTCGATTGCCGTGGCCGGCGCCAACATCGGCGTCGAGCATGCCCTGACCATCGTGGTGGCGCGAGGCGCGGCCACGCTGCGGCTGGGCAGCACCGAGGGCGGCGACGAGTACCTCGAGGACCGGCTGCTGCGCACGGGTACGCACTCGATCGCGATCACGCCGGCTGGGTCGTTCTTCGTGCGTCTGTCGAATTCCACGCACAACTCGGCGCTGATCGATAGCGTGACGCTGAACCAGGCTGCGGGCGACATGGTCGTGCCGACGCCCTGGCTGGAGACGGATCTCGATCGCGTGCGCTGGGACAATTCGGGCGACGTGATCTTCGTGGCGTGCAAGGGCCGCGCGCAGAAGCGCATCGAGCGCCAGGACCGGACATCGACGCCGCCATCACGCTCGTGGTCGGTGGTCGATTACGCGCCGGAGGACGGGCCGTTTGGCGACATCAACGTCGGGCCGGTGCAACTGAAGTCGTCCGGCATCGACGGCGACGTGGACATGACGGCCTCCAAGCCGTTCTGGAAACCCGGCCATGTCGGCGCGCTGTTCCGGCTCACGTCGGCGGGGCAGACGGTCGAGGAGCATATCGTCGGCGAAAACGTGTTCACCGGGCCCATCAAGGTCACGGGCGTCGGCGCGACGCGCGCGATGACGATCGAGCTGTCGGGCCCGACATTCACGGGGACAACGACGGTCACGCTGCAGCGGTCGGTGGCGACGCCAGGCTCGTGGACAGACCAGACGTCGTACACGGCGCCGCAAACCGTGACCTTCAACGACCTGCTCGACAACCAGATCATCTACTACCGGATCGGGGTGAAGACCGGCGACTACACCATCGGCGACGACATCCTGGCGCGGCTGGTGTTCTCGGCCGGCTCGATCGATGGCGTCGCCCGGATCAGCGAGGTCACCAGCACGACGGTCGCGAAGGCCGCCGTGTTGCGGGATTTCGGTGCTGCTGACCAATATACCCAGGACTGGTACCAGGGCGACTGGTCGCCGCGGCGCGGCTATCCCTCGTCGGTGGCGCTGTTCGATGGCCGGTTGTTCTGGGCCGGCAAAAACAACATCTGGGGCTCGTCGTCGGATCTGCTGGATAGCTTCGACGACAGCGTCGAGGGCGACGGCGCCACGATCAAGCGGTCGATCGGCGCGGGCCCGGTCGACAATGTGAACTGGCTGCTGGCGCTGAACAATCTGGTGCTGGGCGATGAGGGCGCTGCGCGGGTGGCGAAGGCCTCGTCGATCGACCAGCCGCTGACGCCGACCGCGTTCTCGCTGAAGGCGATCGCCGAGCTCGGCACGGCTGCGATGCGCGCGCTGCGCGTCGATACCAATGGCGTGTTTGTCGGGCGCAACGGCAGCCGCGTCTTCCAACTGTCGGCCGATGCCAGCATGTACAGCATCGTGCCCTATACGCCGACCGACCTGACGGCGATTGTGCCCGAGATCGGCGTGCCGGCGTTCACGCGGTGCGGCATCCAGAGGTTCAAGGACACCCGCCTGCACTTCGTTCGCGGTGACGGGCGGGTGGCGATCCTGGTGTTCGACAAGGCCGAAAAGGTCGAGTGCTGGCTGCTGGTTGAGACCGATGGCTTCGTCGAGGACGTGGTCGTGCTGCCGGGCGCACCGGGCGCTCCGGTCGAGGATCAGGTCTATTACACCGTGCGCCGGACCATCAACGGCGTGACCAAGCGGTTCGTCGAGAAGTGGGCGCTGGAAAGCCAGGCCGTCTGCGCGGCCGACAACCGGATCGCCGACTCGTTCGTGACCGGGACCGGGACCGCATCCACGACGCTGGCGGTGGCGCACCTCGAGGGCGAGACGGTCTGCCTGTGGGGCAACGGCAAGGATCTCGGCACCTATGTCGTCTCTGGCGGCCAGATCACGGCGAGCGAGGCCATCACCGGCCCGTGGTGCGCCGGCCTCGTCTACCAGGCCGACTGGCTGTCGACCAAGCTGACATCCGGCTCGCGCGGCGGGGTGCCGCTGACGCAATACAAGACGATCGACCGGATGGGCCTGATCGCTGCAGACATGCACCCGCTGGCGCTCGAGTACGGCATGGACTTCGACCACCTCGATCGCCTGCCGAGCACCGAGGGTGGCGTGCCGGTCGATCCCGACTCGATCTGGGCCGACTACGATGCGACGTCGTTCGCGCTGGACGGCGGGTGGGAAACCGACGCCCGGCTGGCCCTGCGCGCCACGGCGCCGCGAGGTGTCACGGTCTGCGCGGTCGTGATCTCCGGTGAGGGACATGATCGGTCGTGAGGTCGAATTCGTACCCGCGACCCGCGAGATGGTGCTGGCGTTCTATGGCGCGCCGCCGGCGCACACGCTGCGCGGCCACGCTGCCATCCTCGACGGGCAGGTCATTGGCCTAGGCGGCATCTCCTACCAGGCCGGGTGCCTCCTGCTATTCAGCGATGCGGGGCCCGAACTTCGCGCACGCCGACGTGATATGGTACGGGCGTTCCGGTTCCTCGAGGAGATGATCAAGCCGATCAAGGGGCCGCTGCAGGCGATCGTGCAGCCGGGTGAGCCGGCGTCGGAGCGTCTGCTGGGCAGGCTGGGGTTCCAGCCGGCGGACGTGGCAGGCGTGATGAGGCGGGGGGTTCCATGACGGTGCGTGCAAGCAGCTTCCTCGAGGTCGAGGCCGCGGTCGAATGGCCGGCGCTGCTGGCTGAGTATGCCGCCGAGTCCGGCGTCGAGGGCATGCCGCCGCCGACCTGCGACCGGGCGATGTACCTGGCGCTGACCGAGGCGGGCCGCCTGCACGTTTTCGGGGCCTGGGTGGGCGAGGCGCTGGTCGGCTTCATCTTCGTCCTGCACGCGCCGCTGCCTCACTACAGCGTGATGATGGCGCTGTCGGAAAGCTTCTTTGTGGCTGCGGCGCACCGCTCGACCGGCGCCGGCCTGAAACTGCTGCGGGCGGCAGAGGCCAAGACGCTTGAGCTGGGCGCTCCCGGTCTGGTGGTGAGTGCGCCGGTTGCCGGGCGGCTCTTCGACGTGCTGCCGCGGTGCGGGTACGGCGAGATGAACCGGACCTTTTTCAAGAAGGCGTCCGACATGGGCCAGCGGCTGGCGGTGCCGACGATGAGCCCGATGGCGATCGAGCAGGTGCGCGAACTGGAGCGGCAGATCCTCGAGCAGCCGCAAGTGCCCTTCACGACCGACCACGTCCTGCATGGCGGCATCTACACGCGCACGATGTTCATGCCGGCCGGCGTGCTGATCACGGGTGCGCTGGTCAAGGTGCCGACGACCTGGACGATGTGGGGCGACGTGCTGATCGGCTTTGGCGACAACTGGCAGCGGTTCACGGGCTATGCCGTGCTGCCGTGCCAGGCGCACCGGAAGCAGGCCGGCATGGGGCTGATCGATAGCTGGGTCTCGATGTCGTTCGTGACGGACGCCGAGACGATCGAGGAGGCCGAGGCGGCATTCACGGATGATTTCGCGGTTCTGGGCTCGAGGCTGCCGGAAGCGATCAATACGTCACTCGTGACGGGAGGCTAGGATGTCAGGAGGTATGAGCGCCGCCACGGCAATCAGTCTGGCGGGAACGGTTGCCAGCACGGGAATGGGCATCATCGGCTCGGCAACGCAGGCCAATGGCATGCGGCAGGCCGGGCAGATCGCGGTCAACAACGCGATCATGCGCAACGAGCAGGCCAAGGCGATCGCGCTGCGGGCCGAGGCCGACGCCAAAGCGTACCAGGCCGCCGGGCAGCGGAAGGCGATCGAGGCGGTGCGCAAGGGCAGCATCATGGCCTCGAGA